CCACTCTTAGTCGTCAGTCAAGATCCTTTTGTTTTAGGTTCGACTTCGGACGGTTTGCCGGCTAGCGGCGACGGAACGCTAATCCGAGGACCAATTGAAGCAGGTCCCGGTTTGCGTGATGTAGCTGCCGTGGTCTCCAGCGATGGAAACCATAGTTGCTTTCTTTTTCAACCTTTTTCCGGTCAGTTTCGATCGGTAGTTCCTCGGTTGATCCAACGCTTCCTCTTCGTGAAAAACGGGCGTTTTGCATTGCCCAGTGCCACAAGAGAGATCAATGCTGTCAGCCACGGTGCGAGGTACTGCTCGTGGTCGTGCAGCAAAGCGTGAACCTTCTTGAAGAGCGCCCCAATAGTAACAAGCATGGAACTTCACCTCCGTTTTTTCAGGTTGTTTTCTGAGATAGTGGAAAGTGTAAGTACCGTGCACGTCGCGGTTGGGAGTGCGGTCTAGACCGAGCAGTACAGCCTCATGATGGTCTAGCTTCAAGCCTGTGTCATCCCCGAAGTGCAGCGGCACAACAAACGGTTTCATCCGTAGCTGGCTCACTTCACGCAGGATATAGTTCAGGGTCCTTGGAACCTCATCAAGGGACCATCGGCGCTTCACAGCGTTGAAGGTCTTGTAGAGGTAGGCTTCGAAAGACTTACGCGACAGACTCTTGCCCCCTGTTGGTACAAAGAAGGGGCGTACGTCGAAACCACGATAGTAGTCACTACCGCAGCTCTCCTTAAACGGGCCGGACCAGAAGGTCTTTTCCCGGTTGATCTGCAGCCCAAGCGAAGTAAAAACTGACTCGAGTTCATCCCGTATCTCTACGGGACAAATTAAGTCATCGCCGAAGGCCGAAACAACGCGGGTATCAACGCGCCTGCGATTGGTCTCTTCCCAGAGGTCCAAAACAGCGTGCGTCAAGCCCAAGAAGATCAACATCTGGAGCGGAAAGGTGAACCCGATGCCCATTGTAGAGAATGTTTCGCAATGGATGAGGGTGTTACCTATGCGGATGTCAGACAGACGACCAAACTCGAGGGCTCGCGCCCAACGGAAAGGTAGCAACAACCTCACGAGAATCTTTGTGATGTTGTCACTGGCTGACGTCTGATCGACCGTAGCGATACGGTCGTATAGTGATGCAATCCGCGCAAGTCGCGCGTGTACACCCGGGAGGGTGCTCACGTCGTAACCTGCTCCTTTTAAACGCCGCACCAGCACGTCACCGGGGCCGTTTGTATACAGGCCGCCGATGGCGG